CAACGTCTTTTCTAACTTCAGCAATATCGCCAATGATTCTGTTCACAACAGTTGCATTGCCTTGACCAGCAAAGATGATTGTTGCAGGAACTTCAGACTTGTTTGAATACTTCAAGTAACCAGTAGAACGATCACCATCAGTTAGAGTTGTACCATCAGAACCGCCATTGAAGTCATAGTTCTTAATAGTAGTTACTGAAGTGTATGTTGTTGGTGCACCGTTTGCTGTTGTAAGGTTGTTACCCCAATTTGAACCAGCACCATCGTGATCTGTCCAACGAACCCATGCTGAACGATCATTGATAATGTCTTTGTAGAAATTGCTACCACCATTTTCTGCTTTTGCATTCCCTGCTTTAGATACACTTGCGTATTTTTCTAAAACTGTGTTTGCTGTACCAGTGATTGTGCCGAGTTTATCAACAACAACAACGTGCATTTCATCACCAGATGCGCCAAGAGATGCAGCCTGTAATGATGTGCCTGGAGCACCATCAAATTCGTCAAAGAATTCCCAACGGCGAGTTGCTGTTACACCAGATGCACCAGTTAAATGTGCTGATCCAATTGTCAATGATGTTGCGTTTGCAATTGCAGTGACTCTAGTAGAACGGCCATCTAAAACAATAGAATCTCCAACTCTTAATTCTGTGTTTGCAGCCGATGCAGTACCAGTAACTGTTGTGGCGCCTGCTGTTACGCTATATGTTCCAGTCAATGTGTTAGCATATGCAGTTGAAGTTGCACAAGTAGAAACTTTAAGTGAATTACCTAGAGCACCAGCATACTTTGCAATGAAAGGACCGATGTTGAATGATGCTGTTTCAACATATGCATCTTCGTTTTTAATCAATTGACCAACGCCAACGCCACCAGAACCAGTTGCAGTTTCTGTTGTTGAATTCAATGCTGTGTTTGCAACACGAACAATTAAAAGTGGTGAAGAGTAACCTAAAAAGTTTGCAGCCGACAAGAAATCAACAATGTTAGTTGAAGATGGCTTACCGAATTCAGACACTAATTGGTTTTCGTTTGCAACTTGAGTCGCAACTTCGATAGGACCCCAAGTAAATTGTCCCGAAAATGCACCAATTGTAGATGAAGTTGCTTGATTAGACGTTACCAAATCTTGTTCGGTGATCTTAACGCCTGGTGAAATTAGACTTATAGCCATTGAATTCTCCTTGTTATAATGATGTGAGTTTGTTTAATTTATTTATAAAAAATCAGATTTGCGATAGTTCTCTACGTGCCAAACTTGCCCTCCTGCATCAACTAATTGATCTTGTTCTTCACCATTATTTATAAAACCAAAAGGAGTGACTTCTTCTTCAATCATTTTGATTCTTGCTTCGTACAATTCTTTTCTTATATTTATGTTTGTTAAATCTTTGAAATATGAGTTTGTTGTCAGCCATGAAAATAACACTAGAGGCATAACTAAATCATCGTGATATCCTTCGTCAGCAGAGTAACTGTTTCTTTTTTCAATAAATGTTGAAATCTCAGCTATAGTATCAGCATCGTTGATAATAAGTTTTTTCTCTTCAACCATAGACTTAAAATTAGAACATCCAATACGTTTAACTTTTTTGTCTGTGATGACACCGAGTTGTGTTTTACTTCCACCAAACCCGCCATTGACAACTTGACCCTGTGGTGTTCTGTTAACAGAAATAATATTTTCATATTCATATTCTGCATACAAAATTTCTGCAACTTGTTCTGAAGAATTAATTTCAATTAGAACGTATGCTTCATTGTATTCTTTACCTACTCTGTAAATTACTGATGGATACAAAAGTGGGCTGATTTGATTGTTTCTGTACTTACCCACAATTCTGTATGGCATTTTAGTTATGTCTAATATTTGAAATGCTGAATAGTCACCGCCTACACCTTTCGCAGTGTCTGCTACAATACAATACGCATGATCTTTTTCAACGTTTTCGTATATATCTAATCCATCTTTTTGATAGAGAATAGGGCTAGCAGACATTTGTGCAATAGAATCGGAAGCAATGAGTGTTAGACTAGAACCTAAGAAGTTACATAATACTTCCTGATTGAACTTCAATTCACCTAGCAGTCTTCTTTGTTCAGATGCCCATTTTTCATCGCGACCAGGAATTTCCCAATAAGGAATAAATAAATTGACAAATCCATTTCTATCATTATCTGCATCATTCCAGAACTTCCAGAAATGGTTGTATCCTAGTGGAGTAGAACTCAACAGAATCTTTGTTGTTTCGCCAGCAGAAATTGTTGGATAAACTGAAGTAAAGAATTGATCTGCTACATTGTTTGGTATGATAGCAGCTTCGTCAACATATAGCAAATTAACTGACTTACCACGAATACCTGATGTGCTTGTTGCTGCTGTGAATACAATTGATCCATTTTCTAAAGCAATGTCACCTTTGTTCCATGTAGTGACACCTTGCTGAAGCCATGTAGGAAGATTCTCATACATGATCTGATAACGATATAGAACTTCTCTTGCAGCCGTTGCTTTGTTGGCTAGAATTGCTACAGTCTTGCTTCCTTGAAATAAAGTATACCAAAGAATATATGCTGCTGAGGTTGTTGTTTTGCCTTGTTGACGCCCTTCCATAAGAATGACTTTACGATTCTCATGGATAATCTTTACTTTGTTCTTTTGACACTCATAGAGTTTAAATGGTTGAAGCCCGTAATCTAGTGTGACAATCTTACAATAACTTTCAATAAAGTATATTGGATCGTCAGCGCATTTAACGTATTCTTCAATTTCTTCTTTAGTGAAATTCAGTAATACGCCAGATGCTTTTAAATTAGAATTTCCTAAGTAGGATTTCGGTGTCATCTCTTGCCAATTATTTTCTGTAGTTCTGCTGTACTACCAACAAACAATGCATTCGTTATATGCTGACTTGATGGTTGTTGTGATGAGTCATCTTTTTTAGATTTTAAATCTTTTACTTTTTTGCCTAAGTCTAATAAATCTTTATTTGTATCTGACAATGTTTTAATTAGCTGACCAACAACTTCATATGCTCTTGGTGATTCACCTTCTTTTGCTAAGAAGATAATGTTTTCCATAGCAACTTTGCCTTGCTCAATGAACAGTTTCAAATTCTGTCGTGCGTATTCATAATCAGCATCAATTGATTCATCATTTGGTGTACCACTTAGAACATCACTATTTAATTGTTTCATTACAGGTAATTCTTGTTCTATAATTTTACCCTGCACATCAAATATCTCATTCAACTTATCATCAACTGTTTTCTTCATTATGCCGTATATCCATTGTTATTAGTTTGAATTTCAGTTATTTCAAACTCAGAGTTTCCAGTAAATGTTTGAGTAGATATGATCGCTTTGTTAATTGCAGAATTGTCATCAATAAAATTAATATCTTCTCTAACGACATATTTGAACTTCTTGATTGGTCCAAATAAATATCCTTTGACTGTGAAATCTAATTGATACGTTTGGATTCTGCGAGAATCCATATCTCCTTCATATGTGTCTGATGAAGTTACTGTGTTTAACTCAATTGGAATATCCATGTTAAGAGATAAATCTGGAATCATCTTCATTGTCACAGTAAAGTCTGGAGTAAAGAATGGCACAATCTGTTCTACAATTTGTGTACCATCTTCAGTGTTTCTAAAAAGTGCATGTAACGAAAAGCTAAAGTCATATGGCACAGGTGTGTACATATAATTGAAATCTGATCCGCCTGTGTTTACACCTCTAGATATTTTATGTGCGCTGTTTAATTTGCGTTGAGGCGCATATGACATGCCAGTAAACTCAAATCCAAGTCTTGGTAAAGTAGTAGAAACATTGCGAACCAAATCAGGATCACTAGTCACTCTTTGAATAAACTTTTGTTTTGGTCCATATTCAATTGGAACATTAACGGTTTGAAGTTTAATTCCCGCAGAATCATATCTGTCAACTTGAATTTCGTTAAACAAATTACCAAACATGATTACGTAACGTCTTAGCGTTCCGTGATAGAAGTCGTGTCCGAACATCATATTAGAAAGTCCTTGTCAATGAGAATGGATTTTGTTCTGAGAAATCTAGAATATCATCGTCAATAATTTTCTGACCAATCTCTTCATTATCTGCTGAAATCTCTGCTGCGACAACAACGTCGGCTTCGTTGACAATGAATGTGCCATCTTCAAGCAAGAATAAGAAGGTATCTTCGTCAAGTAATTTTTCACTATTAGTAGTTGACAAACTGTATTGATCTTCAATTTCATCAACTTCGGTAATGTCAGTATTGATGCGTTCGCTAGAGTATTCAAGTTTGTCACAACGTATTTCGTATGTGTATAGTTTGCCTAATTGAAAGAAGTTCTCAATATTTTGAGTAAATTTAATTTCATACATAGCCTTAAGCATAGAAATCCAAATTAGATCACCTTCTCTCGGTCTCACAATGGTTTCGTAATCATACTCTGAAACATCATTTCTGTTGCTTAATAATTCATCTCCATCTTCAGTCAACATGTTATATGAGTATTCTGTGATTATAGATGTTTTTAGCGATTGTGTGAATCGTTTTTGTGAAACAACAAATGTGACAGATTCATCAACCTGAAGACCAAACTTTGAAAGAAAGTCTTCTTGCCCCTGAAAGCCGTCAAAACTTTTGATGTAAAATTCCATTTCAAGTGCATCATCAAAAAGCATAGATGCATCTTCGCCATAAATCTTATCTAAATTTACGTGCGTTCTTGGTAAGTAATAACCATCTACACCATAAATCTTGATAGATTCTATAATTAAATCTTCAACAAGACTTTGTTCCTGCTTAACAGGTGTGTATTGATTAAAATAACGATTACGTGCCATTGTGATTAGCCTAGCATATCAGTAACTGGTAAAGAATATGTGCTAATGACTTCTGCTTCTAATGATTGAATTTCGTCTGTAGCTTCATCCCAGATTTTTTGTCCGTTGAATGTAATACCACCTGGCATAGAAAGACCTTCAAACTTTTTAAGGTTTTCGCCCCATTGCTTTTTGATTTGTGCAGTACAATACTTTTGCAAGAATCTATCATTGTATACATCTGTGAATGTGTCAGGATCAATCTTTTGATATCCTTCAATGATAATGAATTCACCGACAGTCACTTTTGTGTCCCAAGACATGTCAATGTAAACTCTGTTGATATGGCGATTGAATCTGAGGGATTGTTTACCGACAAACAATTCTTCTGCCATTGCAACGTTTTGAAATGCCATGTAATATGGCGCAAACGGACCAGTGTTGAATGAGTACAAATCATTCAAAGAAATCTGATATCTCAAATTGAAAAGATTGTTTGTAGAATAGCTGTCACCAATGTCAAATATGTTCATCACACCAATGACTGTATCTGGTACTGTGATGTATTTGTTTGTTATGTCAGTTTGCGTGACTGCGTGTGCTAGATAGACTTTTTCTGTTGCGTCATAGTGATAGTCGTAGTAATATTGAAATGCAATTTCAATGCAGTCTTCAACTTGATCGCTATCTACATTTATCTCTAAGAGAGGCGCACCTAGTCTTCTAAGACAGAATTGTTTGAATTCTTCTCTTGATGCTGGTTTGCTTGTGCTCATTTACTTATGCCCCTTAATGAATTTCATCTTCTATTTATAATAAGGAAGAAAATAAAAAACCCGCTGGCGAGGCGGGCTTTGTTGATGCTACGATTAGAATCGTATTAATTCCAATTTGCAGATTGCACGGCCGCAATGAATGATGGCATATCAGGTGCTGCTGCTATTGCCAAAGTCAATCTGTCACATTCAGCCCAAATAGCAGCACGTTTAGCTACTGTTTCAGCAGGAATATCTACATTGCGCTCTGCTTTACGAATCACCATCCAGTCAGTTTGAGCAAGAATTGAGTTTGCTGTCTGCTTAAACCGGGCGATGTAGTTTGACTTCATACCCGTGGTTGTTATGACAGGTTCTGTTGCGCCTTCGGGCGTTTCAGACACATCTTCCAAAACCATGGGCGTGTTGACGTAGTTGCGTGTTACATAAGTTTCACCAACAGAATATCCATCAAATTTAACCCAGTAGAATTGTTGATCTTCTTGATGCCCGTCAATGATTTCTCTAGCACCATTCTGTGATGCATATAAAGCCGTTGGATTGGATTCGTTTGGAAACAACGCTTGAAGTTCACCGATCTCTGCAATTTCATTGTTTTGTGTTATTAGTGCGTACATATTTTTTCCCTATTAGTTGGATTAAGTTCATCGTGCGAGTGCGTACTTCAACGGATTTTCCGCGTAGGCTGCGTAGAGATATGTTGAGGATGAGCCATTAAGTCCGGCATAAGCATTGCGCAATTTGATTCCATTACTAAGACAGTCAATGTAATAAGATGAAGTTGAATTGTCAGCCGAAGAACTATTGGCTTGCAAACCAGTTGACATTACGTCGTAAGTATCGCGGGATGTATCCCAAATAACCCAATCGTAAGAAGCGCCGCTTGTTAACTTAATCATTACCCACCGTGGTCTAAACCCAGTGTATATAAACGGCCCATCCGCATTACCATTGCCCGTGTAACTACCAAATGCGCTGTAACCTGCTACCGGTGCCCAGCAGTATGCGACGTAGGTAAGACCGCTTTCATTGGAGTACGCAGTGACCGAAGGCGTAAAAACAGAAGTTGTTGCAACAGCTGGAATTTGAGCTGCGTTAAGTCCACCTGTACTATTAAGAGCCAATGCTGATGTTGCAGGAGTCCACATCACTCCACCTCCCTGCACAGCCCAATTATAAGCCGATCCGCGGCCTTTTTCTATGATGAGAGATGGTTTCGCACCAAGTCCATGCCCCACAGTAGCGCCGTTAGTGCCATTTCCCGTATACGTCACAATAGAGAATCCAGCAGTAGTGTTTGCACTGACAGACGATGTGATAGTGCCTGAGGTGTTGCTGACCGCTGTGCCGCCAGCTTTCCATTGCCAAGCCACATAGGTTTTGTCAATGTTGTTAACAGCAGTATTTGTTATCAGTGTAGACAAGGAAAATCCGGAGTCCGTGAAAGCCGTGACTTGATCGGTTCGTGTTTCTTCTGCGTTAGTAGCATCAGAAAAAAGGTACTTAGTTACTCCGCGAACAGAATCAGCCAATTGATGGCTGGTAGTCGCTGATCTGCTCTTTATCCAAGCGAAATCTGGTTTAAACGATACACTATTAACAGCATTGCTCACATCTTTTGTGCTACTTGTTCCCGCATATGTCGTAGCAGCCATGACTGTTGCAGGATTAATAATTGTGGGTGCCGATAAGTTGAAAGTGTTGAGTGGCAGGAAACCGCTGGGGGCGGTGTAGACGAAGGGTTGCTGGCCGAAGTTGGCAGCGTAGGAACCCGTGTCATTACTAGTTACCACAGCGTAATAGGTTGTTGCGGCTAACCCAGTAAAGGCAGTGCCCTGGCTGGTGTTGTTCTTATAGAACGTAATTGTTCCTGCGCCAACATCTAATGCAACCCCAATAACGTCACCGTTCGTATAGGATGAACCGTAAGCCGTGCCAGTACCGTTGGTAAACTTATTGCCGTTTTGAACGTACAAATAGTTGTCGGTGGGTGGAGTTGTACTTTCAATATACGAGTCTGGCGTTATTACTCCAACACCTGTAACACCGCCGGCTAGCGTGCTTTTTACGGTAATTTCCCAATACCATTTTCCACTTGCTGGAGTTTTTACAGTTGACGGAACCGTAATCATATTTACACCACTTACATAAGTGATGGCAACAGACAAGTTTCCGTTTGTTAGGGCTACCGTGTAGCCTGCGTCATGTTTTTGCAACGGATTCAACACAGCATAGTTTGCTACCGTAGTGCTGTTCAGTGTCGGCACATCAGTCAACCAGTCGTATGTAGATCCCGCAGTGATGCTGATGTTGTTCGGTGTCCAGTTGTTGCCGTTGCCCGATGAGTCGGCGCCCAATGTAGCGGCAGTTATGTTGGAGTTATCAGCAAATTTTAAATAGAAGCCGTTAGTGCCGTATGCTTCTCTAAACTTAGCAGGTGCCCATACTCCCGTTGTTGGATTTACATATCCAAACGATGCTGGAGTTAGTGCTTGACCGTCTACGAAGTTGACCTCGGCTAGTTCAAGATCGCAATATCTATCATTATCAATTGTTCTACGGCCAATGTTATGAGTTTGGGCTGCATTAACACCGCCATTAGTATTTTGTACAGGCCATGTCCCATTGATTGCTGTAGAAAATGAGTTAATTACTCCATTAACATACATTAAAGCGCGGTTTGTATCCGTTGCTTGCGTTGTATCTAATACAAAAACAATGTGATACCATGCGCTAGGGTCTCTAAAAATTGACGCAGTTTTTCTTGTAATCCGCGTACCGGCAAAATCGCCATCAAAAGATATGGTATCATCTGACTCAAAAAACAATGCAAAAAATGTTGCGTATCCAGTTACTGCTTCTGCAAAAATTGCTTGTGCAGCCCCAAGCGTCCCGCGCTTAACCCAAGCAGAATATGTCCAAGTCTTCTGGTTGGTAGCAGTAGCAGGAGTCCTGCTCAAATACGCACTTGCAGAAGCCCGAAAACGTAGTGACTGTGAAATCTGATAATCAGGATTTGAGTACACTGTTGGTGCTATTGGAGTCAATGTACCATTTGAGTAGAACGTATG